TTACAATGGCTTAATAAAATTTTCAGCAAGAAAATCATATATTTCTTTTTCTATTGAATCATCGAGTGTAGTCCATACTCTACCAGTTTTCTTTATTTTAATAGGTTTGTCTAATCTTCTTGGATTAATAAAACCATAGGCCCAATATGTAGCATTCATATCTTCTACTTGAAATTGCATACCAGCCCATTTCCTTGTTGCATGCCATTTACAATATTCCTCAGCTGTGATATGTTTAGTTCCTATGAGTTCAACTGTAACAATAATGGCAGATTTCTTTGTACCTACTAAGGCTATTAATCCACGCTTATTAGTATTGTAAGCACGAGCATCATAAAATTTTGTACCATCTAAAATTTCATCTAAATATTCTCTTAACATTATTAATCCATACATACTATTTATTTCTCTCCATTATTAGTTTAAACATAAGCATAAATCTACGTTCAATAAACATAGGTATAAATTTTTTAAAACAAACGTTCGATTCATCATCAGAAATATTCATAAGCTCAAAAAACGTTCTTAGTGTTTTATAACTCTCCGAATTAATATCTAATGCATAGCAAAATTTCATTATTTCTTCTTCAGAATTATGACTTATAAAATTATAAAGCCTTGCAGTAAAGCCACAAATAACATCACATATTTGAATTTCTCTATGTTCTTTTGAATCCCAAAAATCAACATTTAATTTTGTTTTATAATCAGTATCCATTTGTTCCAAAGAATTAGTAATAAACAGTTCATTATCAAAATATTTTTTATCTTTAAATTCAATCATCCTAGAAAGATAATTTTCAAAAACGCTATCAATTATTACAAAAGATTTATTATTTTCTAAAAATAGTAAATTATTTTTAGACCTTTTAGCTTTTATTATTTGTCTTAATAATTCCTTCGTAAAATTCTCCATAGCATTTAGGTCATAATTACATAAATTATCAGTATATAAATCTAGTATCTCATTAATAAATGCATTAGCTTTTTCTCGTGGAACATTTGGAAATTCATAATTAACAAGAATGTTATGCAATCTATTAAAATCATTATACAATACTTCAGTCATATCACTTTGAAGATCATGATAATACATAAATGCAGCATATTGATTTGCATCTTGTTCTTCTATAAGTGAATCTAAAATATCAACCAATGCAAAATGAAAATAATGTAACACATTAAAATGGATAATTATTTTATTTTTTAAAAGATATTCAAAGAATTTTCTTAATCTTGATTGTGCTATAGCATCAGTAAATTTGTTTTTCTTAAATGCAAAAAAATTAAATTTTGCATCAACTGGCATTTGCCTAACACCAGTGTATTTTAATAATTCTTCAAAGTTCAGAGGTTCTTTAGTTGCAATACCCCCTAAAACAAAATATAAATTTTCTAAATCGGCATTATTATCTTTCTCTTTTCCTATAATTCCTTTTTTTATATTGTTACTTTCATCAAAATAAAATATTCTGTTTAATTTAATTGATGGAGCAAAATCTATAGAGCTATTTATAAAATCATCCAATTTACTCATGCTAATTCCTCCATCTAACTAAAAAATGAGTTCTTTGTGGCATCAGAACTCTAGGCCAATCACTGATTCCGTGACCGAATGTGCACTTCCTTTTAACGAGCCCAAGGCACTACGCTCAACTCGGCTCCACGAATACTTAGGAAGCACCTACGAAGTACATGCATTTACTTGTGTATATTTTACCATATAGTGACAAAAAAGTCTATCAGCGGACACTAACTGAAAGACTACTCTTATAAGGTGATTTCTTTACCATTAATAAATTTAAATGTTATTGTTTCATCTCTATTCACAATTGCCTTATCAAGCACTGTCATCCATAAGGCATCATCCCATTCTAAAATCTCAGTTTCAGCATTTTCTAATGTTGAAAGGTAAGATTTTAATGTAATTGCTTTGGCTTGTTTATATTTCTTTTCTTCATTTAATTTTTCATATAATTCTTTTGCCTTATTATGCCTATTAACTAATTCTTGATACTTAGTTTCATAGTCATTTTGGTCTTGTAAATGAATACTATTATCCTTAACTAATTTTTTAACCAATTCACTGACTATTTCCATTTCATTTTCATATTTAGAAATTTGAGCATCTAATGTTGTAGTATCCGTTAATTTATTAATAACATCTTTAGCATCATTAATTACTGCATCTTTATTAACCATCATTAGATTATAAGCCTTAATAAATTTATCTTTTATTACTTTCTCACTAAAGGATGGTGTTTTGCATCTGGTTTTACCTTTGACAAATTTCTTATTACATTGAAATATCTCTTTTCTCCAGGCATCATTTGAATGCCATACTTTTTTACCATAAAATGCTCCACAATCGCCACATATTAATTTTGATGAGAACACATTACTTGAGGAGTATGATGCACCGATTGATTCTCTTCTTTTTAGCTCAGCTTGAACCATCTCCCACATATCTTTTTCAATAATAGCAGGATGGCTGTTTTCAACATAATACTTTGGAAGCTCACCGTTATTTTTAACAGCTTTATGTTCCAAGAAGTCCTTTATGTAACTCTTTTGCAAAATGGCATCACCTTTATATTTTTCATTTTTTAAGATTGAAAGTACATTTTGTTTAGACCAATTATGACGTCTAGCTGGTGTGAGAACATTATTTGAATTTAAATAATTTGCAATATATGAACAAGTCTTACCATCAACTAAGAACATCTTATAGATAAGTTTTACGATAACTGCTTGGTCATCATCAATTTTAATTTGTCCATCTTCCTTTTTATATCCAAGGAAATTCTTATATGCAAATTGGACTTTTCCTTCTTGCATCTTCCATCGTTTACCCATTGTAACATTTTGGCTTATAGACCTTGATTCCTCTTGAGCTATAGATGACATAATTGCTAATAAGAACTCCGCTTTATCATCAAAAGTCCATAAATTCTCTTTTTCAAAATAAACCTCAATACCATTTGCTTTTAATTTTCTTGTATATGAAATAGTATCTAAAGTATTTCTTGCAAATCTTGAAATAGACTTTGTTACTATCAAATCAATTTTACCAGCAAGAGCATCCTCAATCATTTGATTAAATTGAACTCTATTTTTTGTATTGGTTCCAGATATTCCATCATCAGCATATACTTTTACGAATTCCCAATCTGGTTTACTTTTAATGTAATCCTCATAAACCTTACATTGTGAATCAAATGAAGTAAATTGCTCATCACTATCAGTTGAAACACGAGCATAAGCAGCAACTTTCTTTTTAATAATTTCATTGATTGGAGTTAAGGTTATTGGATTTTTCTTCGAAGGGATAATTGTAACTTTAGCCATTAATATTACCACCCTTCAAATAATTAACTAATGACTTTTTTATAGCTTGCTCTCTAGCTTTTGCTTTCATTTCATCAGTCCAAGAATTCTTACGTGAATAGTCATTCCATTTTTCAGTTACATTTGTACCGTCACGTAAATATATTTTTAATTCATTATTAGGAAATACCTCAACCCAATCAATATTATCTAAACCAACATTATCAGTTATTCTTTTCAATTCGGTATCAGGTACGCATTTGGAAGGACATACACTTTTCCCTTTTTCATTATAAGTAATGCATATCCATTTTTGAGAATATTTTGTTGTTCTATGATTAAATGATTTACCACAAATTCCACATTTAATTTTTCCTGATAGTTCATATCTAATTTGAGTTTCTCTAGATGTTTTAAAATACTTAGCTCGACCACGTTTCAAATCCATTGCTTTATTAAATATTTCTTTAGAGATAATAGCTTCGTGGTCATCCTCAACTAAAAATTGGTCTTTAGCTCCTTTGTTTGCTACATATTTTTTAGTTAAGAAGTTTTCACTATATCCTTTTTGTAATAATAAATCTCCTGTGTAATTTATATTACTTATAATATTTTTAACACTAGTTTTATTCCATGCCTTAGCGTAAAATGGTTTAATATTTTCACTTTGTAATTTGTTTGAAATTGCTTGAAAACCTAAGCCGTTTATATATAAGTCAAATATATATTTTACAATTTTGGCTTCTTCAGGGACTACTACATACTTTTTGTTAATAACTCTATAGCCATAAGATTTTGTAGCACTCCACTGAACTCCGCTTTCAAAGGTCTTTCTAACTTTCCATTTTTGATTTTCTGATACGCTTCTTGCTTCTTCTTGAGCAAATGATGCTAAGAATGTTAATACCATTTCCCCTTCTCCACTTAATGAATGAAGGTTTTGTTCTTCAAAGTAAACATCCACACCAATTGCTTTAAGTTTCCTTACTGTTTCAAGCATTGTAACTGTGTTTCTAGCAAATCTTGAAATAGATTTAACAAGTATTAAATCAATTTTACCTTCAACGGCATCCTTAATTAATCTTTGAAATTCATCTCTTGTATCTTTAGTACCACTTAAAGCCTCATCAGCATAAACACCTACAAATGACCATCCTTCAGTTGATCTAATCAAATTATTATAATAACTGACTTGATTGGATAATGATTGTAGCATTGCATCTTTTTCACTTGATACTCTAGCATAAGCAGCTACTTTTAATTTCTTTTCAAGTTTAGGCAACGCATCAATTTTAGTAACTTTCGTTTCCATGTTGAACCTCCTTATTTTCCATTACATATATCACTCTAAAGTTCTTTATTATCAAGTCATTTTGACGGTATAAATTACCTTTGTTGATACAGTATTTATTAGCAAGGAGATTCTCACTTTCGTTATATTCTTTATCACTTAACAAACCCAAATGAAGCATTTGTTTAAATACCATTAATGAAGATAAATATTGCTCGTAGTGTTCTCTATTCATAGTGAACACCACCTAGATTATACCTAGCATTAATGTAGCATTTATGAGAACAATATTTTCTAGCCGATGAACCATAAGAAATAAATAATTTATTACAGCACTTGCAGCTTATACTTTTTCTTTTATTTGAAGATAAACATTCAGGATGAGTTTTATAATATTTCCTCTTACATTCACTTGAGCAATATTTCTTCTTTTTCTTTTTAGGCGTGTGATCTAGTTTTCTTCCACAATATAAGCAATAGCTAATAGCAGGCTCATCTTTATGTCTTAGAAGATAGCTTTTAATAGTACTAACTGATAAATTTAATTCATTTGCTATCTTTTTATAACCATATCCTTGATTCTTTAATTCATAGATTTTTCTAATTTCTTCATTAGTCATAGGGTTCAACTCCTTACGACTATAAAAGGAAGTTAAATTACCTATTTTGGAACCTAGATCATTAGTTCAATTTATTAAATATTCCTTCAATGGTTGTTAAATATTTCTTTAATTCGTTAGTATCTTTTTTACTCATTTCTTCATCAGCAATTAGATCTTTAACTTCAATCATTTCAGTCTTTAAAATACCAACAAGAGCATTTTTTTCCTTTTTGGTTAAATCCATTATAAAAGCACCATCTTTCTGAATTTTATTTATCCGCGTTTCAATATTCGATGCTATTCTAACATTAAATTTTAATATGTCAAATGGGCTAATCTGGTGTCTCTTCATTTTTAGAGAAAAAATAAAAAAGATGCTTATTTTAAATTTTAGAATGATATGAATTATGCCAATTTTTTCTAAAATTAGGAAATAAACACCTATGAAAACATTTTCATCATTTTTCTTCTAAAAGACTAGTTAATTGAAGTAAAGTACCCTTAAGTTTTGCAAATACTTTATTGATTTCTTGTAATTCTAATTTGAGCATTTGATTTTCTTTTCTTAATTTTGTATTCATTTTTCGATATTCTGGTTCTTTAATATTTACAGGCTTTTCATACGACACAACTATTTTAGCAGGAGTAACTGTAACGCCATAATATGTTGATAATCTATTTGCCATAGATTCAGAAATTGAAAGAGCACCACATTCAATTTTACTTAAATAACTGATACTTATATTACATTCTTTAGATACCTGATTTAATGTTTTACCTTTCTTTTGCCTTAAATTTCTTAAATAATTTGCTCCTATTTTTTCCATCAAATCCCACCACTTTGTAATTCTTTATGAACCTTAGTCATATCTTCATGAGCAGTATCAATTATATTTTGTATTTCCATTAAAACTTGCGATACTCTAATTATTTCTTTTCCAAAGATTAAATTTTGACTCTTAAGTTCTTTATTTAGCATACGATATGACTCATCATCCAAATAATCATCTTCGCTTTCAATAATTTCATTTTCTTCCTCTACTTTATCATTGGTTACAATTTCAATCCTACCAGCCTCAAATAATAATGGAATAACCTTATCACTTAACCAATCAGTTAGCTCATTATAAAAGTCATTTTTAGCTTGAAATATCAATCTAATAACATTATTTACACCAACATAAATTTTCTTGCCACTTTCAGTTGTTTTATATCTATCATCCTTATTTAACTTTTCTTTATTTGAGGTTGAATTACAAACTCCAAGCAATTTACAAATATCACTAAGACTAAATAAAGTAGTACCATCATTGTCAGTTATAGTCCTTATTTTAAGTACATCATTTCTAAGTATTATCTTAGGTATTGAATTAAATAGTTCATCTTCCATTAGAATAAATCCTCCTCTGAATCAACTTCAGCTTCACTTATAACTTGCTCAATATCTGTTAAAGTTTTATAAAGCCTAGTCAATTGTTTAGCTAAAGACATATTTTTCTTTTTTAAAACATCATTTAAAGATTTTGCTGGAGAGTAATTATTAGACGTTATTTCTAATAATCCTTTTTTAGGTTCTTCAGCTTTCTTCTCTCTATGTTTTACTTCTATCGTTTTTGGATCAATAAAATAAGGCTCAATTGTCATTTGATAATAATTAGAAATTCGTTCAGCAATTGGAGCGGTTAATGACACGATTTTTCTTTCAATTTTTCTATAAAAATTCTCAGTCACTCCTATTGCATCAGCAATTTCTCTAAAGCTTAACCCTTTTTCCTCACGTAATCCCTTTAAATCTATTAATTGAGCATTTTGATTTGTATCTTCCATTACATCATTCTCCTCTTAAACTAATATCATATTCTGGGTCTATATAATCATCTTCATCATCTTCACTTGTCACATTTGAAACTTGATGAGCATCTTCCAATCTAAAATAAACTAAATTTGCTCCTTCTAAGTATTTACCTGTGATTTGGTATCTAAAATTTGAATCCCAGTTTTCCAATTTATAAACTTTTCTAACAAATTTAACTGAACATACAACCTTTCCAGCTGTAAGTGTAGAATTAGCATATCTCACTTTTAAGGCAGCTCTATCAGCTTTACTTGAGGGAATATACGCTATTGTTCTTTCATTTTGGTTAATGAGTAAAGCTATATATTTTGGCTCTCCAAGTAACTGTAATGTATTAATAGAAATTCGCACAGTTCCTTTAAGATATGTTAAGGTTGTAGTTATTTTTCTACTTTCCTTCATTAGAACCACCACCATTTTCTAAATCAAATAATGATTGTTGTATTGTGGCTTCTTCCTTTTTCTTTTTAGCCTTTTTCTTAGTAGCAACTTCAAGTCTTGCATATCCTTCTAGCAAATTAACAATTAAGGCATTTTGATGTTTATCTACTGGTAATCCAAATGACTCACGCCATCCTTCTGGATAATATGGTGTACTTTTAATTTTATTTCCATCGCTATCTTTTTCAACTGGGGTATAAATTTCAGTAGCGGTCAAATCAAAAACGATTAAAAGTTCATCATTACTCCTAATTAAATTTCCTTGAAGCTTATATTTATAATTAACATTCCATCCAAGAAGATCAAACATCTTTAATGCAAATAATCTACATAATATCTTTCTTGGTACTTTCTTCCCTGTTTTCTTACTAATTCTACACCATCTTACTGCATCCTTAGCATCCTCATCACATTCTTTAATAACCATTTTCTTGTCAGTAGGATTAATTAATAAATGAATATACAATCCATTAATTTTATTAACACAAGCAGTATTAAATTGAATACTATCATTTTTAAAATTAACTGCTGCATCGTATAGATGAGCGTAAAATTCTCTTCTTACTACTTCATATCCTGTATAATCAAAGTCATCGACTTCTTCAATATCTTCATCATCGTCATATGACACATCTTCAGTTTTTAATATAATTTCATCAGACATCTAGCTGTTCCTCCATCAATTTTGATAAATGTTCTTCAACACACTTTTTAGCTTCTATTAGCCACTCTTTAGGGTCTTCAATTGGAACTAACTCAGCTCCAAGATTCCACTTTTTTAATATATCCATCATATATAATCGCATAGTATAAATATCATCATAAAAATTATTACCAAAATGATCCGATAAATATTCATCATAATAGCTAGTAATCTTTGATATGACTTCATCAGGATTTTCGCTTTCTAATTCCTCTCTACATATTGCTTTAGCATTATTTAAATCAAAAATTACTATTGAATCATTATTTTTAGTTCTTCTAACACCAATCATTTTATATCTATAATCTTCATTCCATTCCATACAATCAAATAGAACATGAGAAATACCAGAGCTTGTCTTAGTAATCGGACTTAATTTATCATTTTTCTCGACTCCCCATTTGATAGCGTAATCATCATATTCATTACAGCTTCTAATGGCTAATAACTTCTCAGTTGGCTCAAATAGCAATTCAATATATTGTGTATTTTTCATCTTATCTATGCAGGCTCTATTAAAATACATTTGATTATATTTAAACCAACACATAGGTTGAGATACTGTTGAAAAAAGCTGTGAATCTACCTTTTCAAAATCAGATAAATCAAAATTACTTAAATCATTTTTATAAATTGGTTTAATTTTATCTTTGATAATATTTCCATTTTTATCTTTTGTATAAGCAAATTCTGATGCAAATAAATAATTATTATAAGTAAATCCTGAATACTTAACTGATACAGGAACAAAGCCTTTTAATGCTCCTTCTTTTATTACCGATAAAGATGGAATCAAATCATAATTTCTATGCTTACGCATTTCTTTTATTCTTAATGCTTCTTTATATAGTTCAACTGCGACTATACCTTCATGATGCTCATTCATTTGATATTTGTTTCTTTGATTAATATTTTTCCTACTTTTATGAGTAGTGAAATCAGGTGTATATGTTTTTCTTGCTATAATCATTCCACAACGTCTTTCGTTATTCAAAATATTATTAACTACACCTGCAGTCCATTTTCTATCACCTTTAATATTCGATACATAATTTAGCTTTGTCATTGTTACTGCTATTTCATTTGGAGAATAGCCTGTCACATACATTGAATAAACAAGTTTTACAACCTTAGCCTCTTCTTCATTAATAATGTATCTATCCGGTTTATCTGGATCAACATTATATCCAAACAAACGTGGTGTTAAAAAATTACCTCTTGCAAATCTATTATCAACTGACCATTGCATTATTTCACTTTTTGTGTGAGATTCTTCTTGAGCAAATATAGCTAAAATATTTAACATTACATCACTTGAGGTATCTCCAGTATCAATACCCTCACTCTCAAAGAAGACTCTAACAGGCGGATTCATTGTTTTTAATTTTCTAATAGTATCAATGCAATCGACTACATTTCTTGAAAATCTTGATACTGATTTAGTAACAATTAAATCAATTTTACCAGCCAAACACTCTCTTATCATTCTTTTAAAGCCTTCACGCTTAGCCATTGAGGTACCTGATATACCTTCATCAGCAAATATATCTACCATCTTCCAATTATCATGTTTAGCAATATACTCCTCATAATAATTTTTTTGAAGTTCAAATGAAGATGTTTGCTCAATATTATCAGTAGATACTCTACAATAAGCACACACCCTTAATTCCGTTCTTGTGTCCCTTAAACTCACAGGCTCAGTTGCCTTAATAACAACTATTTCATCAGTTCTATAACCTTTTTGTCTTTCCCTTACTTTTTGTTTTTCCTCCTCAGTTGACATAATATACATCACCTACAACTTCCAATACCATTTATCATTACTTCTAACTGATGCGATTTCTAATTCTTTTTTTGCCTTATTTAATGTTCTTAAAGATATATTTTTATCATTAGCTAATTCCTTAATTGTTGAAACCAAAATCATATCTTCATTTTGTAGACAATTCATTATTAATTCTTTAGCTTCTGATATTTTATCTTTTGGTAACATATCATCCATTAAAGGTTCTTCTTCAAATTTACCTAACCACTTTAAACCTGTAGTTTGCAATTTAAATGCTACAGGACTTCCTTCTTCAGCAATACTATTTTTAATTTGATACATTATTCTTAATTTGGAATCTACTTCCGACCTTTTTAAATATAAAATACTTCTTGCTACTGCAGTAAAATCAATACTTCCTAATCCTCTATACAAATCTTTTGTATTTGAGGCTTTATTTAAATGTCCAATTAATAAAAATGCACAATTAGTTTTTTTAGCAATTTTAATAAGATTATTCATAATTTCACGGACATTTTTCATACCATACATACTATCGCCATCTTTAAAAAAAGATTGAATAGGATCTAATATTAACAATTTACATTGTGACTGATATATTAAATCTTCAATACTTGAATCTCTTAAATTTATCAAATCATCATTTTCAACAAATAGGATATTACTTGTATTTGCATTAAATTTAACTAATTTTGGTTTTATTGTATCTTCAGGACTATCCTCAGCAGCTTGATAAATAACTTTTGAGGCTCCTTTTACATTTAATCCATCAATTTTATAATCATTAATTCCATTTGAAATAATTGATGCAAGTAAAAGAGCAAGTGTAGATTTGCCATCTCCTGGATCACCTTGCAAAATTGTTATTTTACCAAGTGCAATATAGGGTTTCCAAAGCCATTCAATTTTTCTTGTTTTTACACTCCCATAATTGTTTAATTTTAGTGTTGATTCCAATATCTCACCTCCAATAATGCTATTATACGATGCCAATATTATTTTCTGTTAACGATAAAACGTAAGTTGTTTTCCATATTTACGTAATATTACAATCTTGCCTTAAATTTACTTAGAGGTAATATACATCACGGAGGTGAGTTTAATGGATGTAGCTACAAGAATTAAAGAGCTACTTAGAGCAAGAAATTGGTCAGTTAATAGGCTTGCTGTTGAGGCAGGATTAACTTCCTCAACCCTATACAGTATTATGGAAGGCACAAATAATCCAACCATTACTACTATTGAAACTTTATGTGAAGCCTTAGATATTTCATTATGTGATTTCTTCAAACAATCAACGATTAATGAAGATGAAGATAATGTTATATTAAGTATGTACCATAACCTTGATTCAAGGGATAAACATCTTGTTAAAAGTATTCTTTTAATCATCAACAATGCAGAATAAATTTAAAAATTGCACTCTTACGATTTAAATAGTATTAAAATTCATACTCATGAAAAATAGTGCATCCTTGCAACCTTACTTTTAAAAAACGTGATAATTGAGCCATTTTAATATATCAAGAATGCAAATAAACTAAATCTTAAGTATGCAAAATCATAAAATTCATTGCATTGTTACCTAAGGAATTCTCGTTATTTTGAGAATTTCTTTCTATATCCATTAAACAAAAAAAGAGGCAAATTAATGCCTCAAAAAATTACATATTATCTACCACAAAATTTTAAAAAATTCGGATCATCAATCAGGTCATAAGGTACTCTTCTTTGCACTACTGCTATTTCATCAGCCGTATAAACAATCCCTGAATCATAATCTTTTAAACTTCCATCTTCAAGAAAAGCAATTCTTGTTGATTCGATTTCATTCATATTTTTTAGAAGTATCCATACCTTATCACCAAGTTCCATATCAGCCATTTCAGGGTTAAAACAGTAGGCCTCAGGTTCGCTTTTAAACACTGACTTGATTAATTCTTCGCCTGTTGAATAAAAGCCTTTGTAGACCCTTTGTAGCGATTTTTTGTTTGGAAGAATTAACCTTATAACAGTATCCCAATGATTATCAACTACTAAGCAATAACCATGCTCAGTATCATATACCCTTGTTATAATCGTTCCATCCATTAATTTTCTTCTATCCCAGAAGAATCTACCACCTTTATACTTTGGTAAGTTGTCTTTTTCTAATATCATTTTTTTGCATTCCTTTCACTTATTATATAGTGGTTTAAAATGCAAATTTCTACAAAAACTTTAACCTTTTTCTAAAGTATTAAAATAGTCTCATTTAAGTCTCACAATAGTCCTAATTACTTATTATTTTTATTATAGTCAATAACTAGTTGTGCTTCAGCTTCAGTTCTAAAAAGCCTTGATTCTCTTACTCGATAACCACCACTACTTTTTGGATATCTTACTAAGCAGAATCCTCCAGATGATTTTATTACATACACTTCTTTAACAAATATGGATGACTCAATAATGAACGCTTTATCACCTGCTTGAAACTTCGGATTAGTCATCATATTCATTATAAACTTGAGCTACTGTCTCAGCAAAAATGGATCTCGATTTTTTATTTGGATTATTATTAGCATTTTTATTATCCAAATACCTCTCTCGTACTTCTTGCCAATATCCATTAGCTTTTATCCATTCAATTTTCTCATCTAGCATATAGAAACCTTGTGGTTGCTCTTGCCATTCATATGTATTTTGATTTTTATTGAAATGCACGTATTGCTGATGATATCCTTTTGCATCTTCATAATTATTAACTATTGCAAAATCACAACTATGAAGTATTTTTGAGTTTCTTTTATCTTTGACTTTGATTGTGATTACTCTCTTACTATCTTCACAATAGTCATAACTGAATTTTTTTGCATGTTTATTAAATCCTTGCATTATTATATTTTTTAATTCTTTAGCTGAATAATTATTATCAGCATCATTTACTTCAATATTTACATCAAAATCATATCCAACATTTGAATCATTATCACGAGTAATCATATTTCTAGATGCACTTCCAATAAAATCAAATCTAAATGTAAAATAATTTCTTACTTCGTTTTGAACCAACTTAATAAGATCAATCAATTCCTTTTTAACTGGTAAATACTCTTTTCTTGTAACATATTCAAAATCGCTCATATATATTTATCCTTTCTTTGCCCAAGCCACCCATCTAGCAGTTAAATCACTAAATCGGAATAGTATATAACTAAACTAGTATTCTGTCAATATTCTTTTTTATAATTATACCATTAAAAGCAAAAAAATGCCTCCAGGATTTTACTCCCAGAGGCTATATAATTTAAAATTTAATAAAATATTTTCTTCCACACTCTTTGCAAGTATAGACTTTATTCTTTTCTTTTACGAATTCCATCCTCATGCAGTATGAACAGAAAGCTTGGCATTTGGAATTTCATGAACAGATGCCTCTAATGAATCATAGCATCTTAGTATTTACTCCACCTCTTCTTTACTACGTACTCTTTTAAATCCAAAATTTGTTTTAATAAATCTTTTATAAACTACATAATTTTCTTATTCTACATATATTTCTTCTTTTACATACAGTTCATTATTACAACAAATATATTTCAAGTCATCATCATCTTTAATGCTAAAGAATGGAACCCTATTCTTGTTGTAATAATCGAATACACTATCATAAATCACATATTCATTATTTGGATACATCTTTAAAAAATCATCAATGTCATCCTGACGGATAATATAACCAAGTAGTTGTCCTATTCGATTATTATCAACTCTTATATTTTTATCAACATACACGGAGTCATGAAAGGTGAAACTATTAGGTATAGTTTTAACCAAAAATGTTTCATCTGTTTCACTTTTATTGTCACTTGATTCATTACTATTGTTTTCATAATTAGAATTCTGATTAAAATAGTCTTTAGAAGATATACCAAGTTTCATAAGAATTTCGAGAAATTCATTATCCGATTTTAACGTATCGACATCAAAATTATGAGTTAATTCTTCTTCTTTTGGAGGATTTGATACCCTAGCAACATAAGGAATAGCAAAAGTCTTATTATAAGATTTCAATATTTCTTTCATAGTGTTGATTGGACATGGTAAATCGTCTTGTAGTTTTTTTATTTCATAAGTGGTTTTTAGCATATTGGTACCACCAGTTAAGACGCAAAACCAATCGGAAGACTCTTTCCAAGCATAAACTTCTATGCCTTTCGCAGCTTCTCCATATTGATAATACTCTTTATATTTTTCAATTATTTCAGGATTTTTCAATGTATTACCCTCCATATTATTTCCACAAGAAGAAATTGATAATAATCCTATAATTAAGAATAGACATTTTTTTATTACTCTCATACTTATTCACCTCATTAAATCATATTACTCACATTAACTTGATAAAAACCTACAAATTCAGAATACGATGGAAAGCCAGTTGTTCTATCACAGGATTCAGGATCATAAATAAGATTACCTTTTCGATCAAGATCTGTAACAGCTGTTCCACCTGGCTTATGTGACCATGTTCCATCATAATTTTGCCTATACCAATGATAATCTCGATTTGGAGCTATTACTAAAGCTACCTTATAATATCCTATGTCACAAGCATCATATTTACCAATGGGTTTAAATGAAAAATTGTAGTTTTGTCCATCAAGTAGCACATATTCATATAGTTTTGAGCCTGTTAAATAGTTTGAATCATACGGATTATAGCTTGAATCACTTGCTCCTGGTTGCATAAAACCATGAAGTTTTGTATTTAGAGCATATGCATAGCAATTGTAGTTACTCATACTATTATTATTCCATTCGCTTGGTTTATATTCCAACTCAGAACCATTTAGAGGCATATAATTTTCTGATTGCATCCATACATTCATATTGCCGATACATATCCTACCACGGTTAGAATCTAGAGTTGACGTACCATTATAATGACAAAAAAATCTAAAAACATAAACAGGATGGTCAAAATCAATTGTGTATGTTGTAGGATTGCTTCTATTAGTTGGTAAGGCTGTTTCTTTTGATAGCAAATCAAATTTATTAGACCACCCTTCACCATTTTTAATTTGCAATACAGCCGATCCATTTGAACTGGATAACCATTCATTAGAAACCGAACGCCAATAAGCTAAATCCACTTCAATACGTGTAACAGGTGAATTAAATGAATATTCAATCATTGCTTCGTTTTTAGGAATTCCCTTGCGAATAGATGACATAACAATATACTCGTTGTGAATATATCCTGTCCTATATCTTCTTGTTCTAAAATCCAAGCCATTATCAAGGCTATGGCTTACAAAAGTGTTTTCAGTATATGAATCAACAGGATAAGCATCAGCATAGTTGTAATCTGTAGGTTTAATTTGATAAACCTTATCTCCAGTTACAAAACTATTGAAAAAAGCAAACATAAAACTATCAATTCTAATGCCACCAGTATAAGAATTTCCTACAGAATAAGTATGAATTCCGCAAACGTATGTATTGCCATTTATTGTCACTCTATATGGTGAACCACTTTGTCCACCTTCCGTATCTAAATTTGTTCTATAGTACCAGCCATTATCTTCAAATTTAGTCATAATTCCTGTAGAACTATACATAAAACCATTTTTGCTACCTGGATATCCAAATGTTGTAATTTCATAATTTTTTTCGTAAAAATTGCTTATTTTACCAAACCAACCAGTTTGATTACCTATAGGATTAGATAATTTACAACATCCCCAATCTTTTTGTTGATTTAAATAATATTCTTTTTCAATATATGAACGTTCAATTTTGACTCCACCATATGGATCTACATTTCCATTTCGAGCTGGATAATAATAAATTTCATCAGCGAAACGTGGATTATTTATATGGTCTTCGTAATCGCCACTATTTGTTACATCACCATATAAGCAATGACCGGCAGTAACCAACAAATCGGGCCCTTCTAAAAATCCTGTTCCAATGAAATACATATTATCCTGATTCCCAGTGACATTATTTTGAACAACATATTTTATAACTAATTGTCCAGCCGCTTTATAAGGCCATGAATTAGGGTTAGAAATCAATTGTCTATCATCAGAACCTATTATTGATTTCATTGAATAATTACATTTTTCAGTTCCAACAATATTGTCTGAAGTAACAGAAGATGATTCATCAGTGTTTATTATTTTTGTTTGATTATTTGAATGAACATTTTTACTTATAGACTTTTTTGAATTGCTAGCATTATTTGAATCAAATGCAAATTGTCTATATGAATAATGATTTTGATCAAAATTTATAAATTGTAAAGTGTTGTTAGTATAATTTTTAGTTGCGATATTCCATTCTTGTTCATTACTTTCAATTATACTTTTTGAATAATTACTACTATCATTATTTATAATTGTATCAACTTCCAATGCTTCTTGCCCATCTATATAATAACTTTGATTTATTTTTTCTAGTCTAGGAGCATCATTTGAATAAATAGTATTGTGAGATTCTGAACTAACACTTAAGTGTGCAAAAAGTAAAACAGTTAAACTTAATAAAGCAAAAATTCTTCCTTTCATTTTTTCCTCCACATAATTAAAAAACATAGTTGTTATAGCATTAAATCAATAGATAATTTGAGCATAATTAAAGTTGCCTTAATTATTTTCAAATAATATGTATTTTTCATTCTTTCCATATATGCGCCCCCCAATACGTTGAATCGACTTGAAAATGTTAAAGTTCATTTAATTTTTTTAGAGTTTAGACAACACTTCCTTTAATAATATTTTAACACAAATACACCTAAAAAACAAATTTATCTCCAATGCATGCAAATAAATGTATAAAAATGAATATATTTAATTGAAAAGTCAGAATTCTTTTTGCTTATTTATTCTTTAAAATGTTAATAGTAGCCTCAATATTTGTATTTATCCAAGTATCTAAATCACCATAAGTTGAGGTAATATAGTTCTTAACATCATCAGTCATTTGGTTAAGTGCGATATCTCTTGCTTTAAGTAAAGCGAGCTTTTGACTTGCTTCATCAAACTTATCTTCTTTTTTCAAGGCTTCAACATAGGTTTGAAATACTGATCTAACAGCATTGATAATTATCGTGGTTGCTGTAGATAAGAAATTAGCAGCTTTGTTATTCTTGATTTTTGAATTGATTAATTGTACTAATTTTGCTCCTGCTATTGAAAGTAAAGGAAGCACAATTGATGTTACTACTACACTTATAATATTGATTAAAATTTCGTTCATGATTATTTATCTCCTTTCACATGAATTGAATTATTTTTAATGTGGTCATCGACCTTTTGTTCAATCTTAATAATTCTTGAATGTAAGTCGTCATATTTCTCTTCTAGCTTATCAAGTGTTTTTTCAATTCTGTCAATTGATGATTTGATATAACCAACATCAGAAATAAGGACACCTTCATTCTTTCCTTCTTGTTTATGGTCTCCTTTGTTGTTTCTATGGAATGCTAAGAAAGCAAAAAGAATAGATGACATTGTTCCTACAATACTTATAATTGATAAAACGATATTTGTTGCATCCATTAAACCTCAGCCTCCTTTTTAAAATAATCTAGTGCTACTTTTAATTCGTTCTTATAAAGTTTCTTATCTGGTGCAGTTTTGAACTTTGCTATCCATTTTTTTACCTCATTTGAAAGCTCTAAAGAAAAAGAACCAGTCACCTTGTATCTTTCAACAATGCTTCTGATTCTAATTAAGTGGTACATGTTCTTTTCAATAAAATTATTAGAGTAAAAGAAATCATAGTAAGAATATATTTTCTTGCACCAGATCTTTATTTTCGAAGGAAATACACTTATATACTTTTCTACATCTGGTCTTATAGTTTCAGACATATACACAAGATTATCTGGAAATGCCATAATTTCATCATTAAAGATTTCATTATATTCATCGTAAGAATCACTAAATTCCATCTTACTTTTCCAAGCTCTAAGGCCATAAATGAAATATTCCTTCTTTCCATTATTCCTATGAGTCATTCCTTTGAAGTCCTTTAAAACAACGATGTAATCTTCATCGCTATTTTCATTTGAAGTTCCAAAAGCGTATGAACCGCATCTATACATTAAGAGCACTTCATCATCTATAAATTCATTTTTAATAAAGTCCATTTCTAAATCCTCCTATCTATATGCGTAAACCTTTTTTACATAATGGGATGTTGTATTACAGGTAAAAATCAATGCTTTTTCACTTGATGAAACACCAAGTACAAGAGTATGATTTGCACCACCATAAACATAATCAACTGTGACATTTGACATTCCACTCGATCCATTTCCTGGAATTGCAACCAATATACCTACACTTAATTTCACAAAGAAAATTGTCGAATTATAGGTGTTATATTCATCCTCATAAAGGTAAATTGTGCATTTATTTGAAGTGCCATAGTTCTTCTTTGCATAAAAACCATAACGATTATCAACGTACTTTACTGCATCTTGATAACCACTACTTGCCACAGATAAAGGTGTTTCAATATAGTTAGGTTTGAATGTTGAATCAAGAGTCAAGGATGTGGTTGTTTTTGAGTATTTTGCTATGGCCATTTGATAAATCGTACCATTATTATGGAGGTTTTGCTGTGTAAGTGTTGGAAATGATGCACTTTCGACCTTTGTTAATGTTGCCGTATTATTGGATAAATTTATCTGAATAATTACATATCCATTCTTAGTTGAATCTAAAGAAATATAAACCTGACTACCTTCTTCAACATATAATCTTCTTCCATAAATTTGAACATAGCCACTTTTAAATGTTATGTAATTGTTAGAAGCTGATACAGCAAGCTCTCCACCTAAGCCTCTAATTACTCCATCAGCTTTTAGACCAGTTAAATGATAATTGATATCAGCATCTTGCTTTGAAGACACGCTACTACCATCGAATGTTATTTTTACTAAAGCCATCTTAAGACCTCCTTATTTTTTGCTAAGCAGCTTAATTTTTTCTGTTAAACTAACTCGATATTCACCAAGAGTCACATTCGCAGTGTGTATGTTTCCTTTAAATGTGATCTTTGTAATCATGGTTTGATATGTTTTATTTGGCGTAATAAACTCAATAAAATCACCCACGTTTAAGGCATCAAACAAAGGTGCGATTTTGTTATTTACCAAATAATCGAATGTAATCGAATGCTCTAGAGACGATGTTAACATCTCTTTTTGAGCGGTCGTGTATAAAGAATTATAATCACTATCAGAGTAAGTTTTAGCTAGTGAATTAATTGATTTATAACGTTTTGTATTATCGTTTTGATTAGAAATTGTACCATCAGTGAAAAGATAATAATTGATTGTGTTTTTGTATGTAACGTTTGAATCTTTAGGATAAAAAGTGACCTTATTTACCGCTTGTGTGTTATTATCAGTAATCACTAAATTACTAATACAGGCAATGCTAGATTTTAAGGTCACTCCTTTTTTACATTTTGTAATATGAAGGTCAATTCCTGATATCTTTCCATTATCATAAACAAGGCTATAAACTAATCCAATTGAGTAGGCTTTATTTAGAGGTGAAACAACACTTGAAATAGAATCTACTGTGTCTTCTTCAAATGTTAATGCTCCATTTACTACTTCAGCATCTCTACTAATTGTTAAATAGCTCATATTTTGAAGTGAATCTGAATTAGAAATAAAAGCCTTTTTTATTAAATTCAAAAGGTAAATTGATAAGTTGCCGGAATATGATGTTAACTTCATCTTATAATCCAAAATCGATATAAAATCCTTCGTTTTAACCTCTGTAACATAATTTTTTAAATCAATTGAAGTGATAATTCCAATGTAGTTTATCTTCTTATCTTTAACGATAAGGTAATCTCCTACATTGGCACTCACTGCTTCTTTATTGATTTCAAATGATGAACTTTGAGGTATGACATTATCAATAATAATCGTGAAATTATCATTAGCGTATCCATAATCAAGTACAGATAAAGTTAAATAATCTAAAAATATTACTTCCATTAGTTACCACCATACCCTTCAAGAAGCTGAATATTACAAGTCGTTTTAGCATTGACTCCAGGACTAAATCTTATCTTCTTTTCACCTTTATCAATGAATAAAAAATTATCACATGAAAAATCCTGCATTTGATAAGCATTTTTGGTTACTCCATTTTCAGTAATAGTTATAAATTGATCTGATTCATCTGAATTAACAATTATAATGCAATCATCGGATTTAACCATAATCTTTAATGAAGATATAATCGTATCTCCATCAAGAATATCAACTCTAGGATTATTAACCACACCAGCAATTATGATATTTAAAGGTGCTTTTACTTCTCCATTATTTTTCACATAAATTTCACCATTATATGATGAACTATAAATATGAGGATAACCAAATGGAAATGTTTTACCTTTTACATCTTCATTAACTGATATTTGATAATTAACCTTATTAAGCCACAAAGACAATTTATCCAAAGATAACGAGCTTTGAATTGTATTGCTTTGAAGCTCAGTTTTGGTTATTGATTTAAATGAAACATACGCATATTTTGTATCTTTACCATTATTATAAAAGAGCCTTAATTCATTAGATGTTCTAATAAAATCAAGGAACTTTGAATAACCGTTATAACCATTTAAAAATACAATTTCAAAATCAAGAGAAGTTTGAGGATTTTTAATTTCAACACAGGTATATCTATTTGAATAAGCTACATAAGTATTCTGCTTTTCAACTCCAAGATTACCAATGCTAGAAATCAATGAAGATGACCTGTAATCAAAAAAATAGGTAGTGCCTATTTCATTTACAAGATATAACTTTCTCATTATAAATAGGCACCTCCTAACGCTTTATTTATTGAATCAACATCGAATTCTGATGATGATGTATTTACTGTTACATTGTTTGTTGTTTGGTTATTATTTGTAGTTGAATAATTAGATGTTTTATTTCCATTAAGATTGAAAGTATCACTAAACCAATCTCCAACTGAACCAAACCATCCTTTTACATTACCCCATGCTTTTTTAGCCCAACCTGACACTGCATCAGTTGCCTTTTGAATTGTTCCTTTCACACCTTCAACTGCTCCTTTAAAGAAGTTTCCAATGTTCTCTCCAACCTCACCAAGAAAGCCTGTAAAGCCTTTAAATTTATCTTTGAGCCAACCAAACATTCCACTAAATTTTTCAGTTATACTTCCAACTACACCAGATACCTTATCAACTATTCCACCAGCAAAATTAAAAACTCCATCACTTATTCCTTCAAAGATATTTGATAGATTATCTGCTAGCCATTTAATTGCATCAATTATCCAATTTAAAATATCTAAAATAGGTTTTAATAGTGTATTTAAAAGTTCTAATGCAGGAGATATAACTGTTTCAATGACATTTCCTATTGTCTCTAAAATTGGTTCAAAAGCTGATAAAACTGAGCTAATTAACTGAAGCTGTAACTCTAAAGGTGTAAGTAATACTTTAATTAAAGGCTCTAGTAATTTGATAATGCTAGAAACAAGATCAATAACAATTTTCAAAACCTTAATAATTGGTTGTAATAAAGTGACGATGACTTTTAAGATTGGCTTTAAAATTGAGGATATTATCTTAACTATATCACCAACTAAAGAAACGACTACTTCAATAATATCAACTAAGACATTTAAAACGTCCATGATAGGATCTAAAACAGCATTTATTAATTCTAAAATTGCATCCACTAGATCAGCAATTAAGTCAATAACTACACCAAGAACCTCCATGATTGGTTCTAATATTGTCGTAATCAAATCTACTACTTTGCCAATTAATGAAGTTATTACTTCAAGAATTCTTTTAATTAAAGGCATTAATTTTTCAAGCAAACCAATAACCACATTAATAATTGATTCAAGTGGAGGTAATATCTTATCAATAACCTCAACCAACATATCAATTACTTTGTTTATTATATCCATTATCGTTTTAATAATTGGCATTAAAGAATTAACTATTTCTTGAATAAAGCCCATTACTTTGTTAAGTAGTTTTGAAATGATATTTATAATATTACCAAGCAGTTCTCTAAACTTCTCATTTTGAAGTAAGATAACTGCTAGAACTGCAATAAGACCTACAATACCAAGTGTCGAAGCCTTCATTGCTCCACCAGCTAGTGTAATTGCTCCTTTTAAAGCAGTGAGTCCTAACTTAATTTTTGAAATCAAAGGTATCAGTTTACCAATGATAGCTAAGACTGGCCCTGCTGCCGTTACAATTCCAAGTAGCGTCCCAATAAACACCTTCATACCTTTTGATAGATTATTCCACCAATTAAGCATCTTATTAAGAGCTGGTACGATCTTATTTGTGATCATTAAAACAAGACTATTCATTACTGGAAGTAAGGCTTGAGCAAGTTCATTTTTTAGTCCTGTTAATGCTTGTTTCAATCTTGAAATGGCATCAGTAAATTCTCCAGCTTTTTCAGCATCTTCATTTGATACAATTCCAAGTTCTCTACATTCATTTCTTAGATCTTCTACTTGACTTGTTGATGCAGATATTACCTGAGTAAGTTCAGCACCTAGTTTATCACCAAATATTTCATTGGCTACCGCAGTTCTTGAGGCTTCATCACCAACTGAAGATAGAGCATCTCTAATTTTCATGAAAGCCTCATCAGTATTAAGACTAGCTAAATCTTCACTAGTTAATCCGATAAGTTTTAGTTTTTCATTAACACTATCAGCACTTCCATTTGCTATATCTCCTAAAAGAGCATTAATCTTAACAAATGCTTTTTGTAATTGGTTTTGATCTACTGCTAAAATCTCTGCAGCATAGCTCCATTCCTGGAAAGCCTCAGCCGTTAGATACACTTTAGAGGCTGTATCAGCTAAATCATCTGATGCAACAAGTGACTTATAAGAAAGAGCGGATAAAGCTGTACCTGCTGCAACAATAGGAGCCGTCACATACTTTGTTAATTTATTACCTACTCCTGCTAGCTTATCCCATTTAGCATTACCAAGTTCTAGTATCTTTGTACTAGTATTTTTAAGCTCTGTATTTAGCTTTGAAACATCAGCTTCAGCATACTCTACTGCTCTTTCAAGTTTCTTAAATTCAGATTCACTTATTGCACCTACTTTGACTGCTTCCTTAGCTTCTTCTAATTTTTGTTTTTGAAGTTCTAATTTCCTCTTTGTAGAATCCAAAACCTCGTTTAATTTGGTTTGTTTATTCTTCCATAAATCAATATTTGATGAATCATATTTAAGTCTTTGATTAATAGCTTTAAGATCCGCTTGTTGTTCTTTTAATTCCGCTCTTACTTTACCTAAGGACTCGTTAAGTTCAGTAGCATCAAGTCCTAATTTAATGTTTAAACCTTTTATTGTTTCAGCCATTTACTTAACCTCCTATAGTAAAAAATTGTCAATGTCAGATTGTGTTGCCTCTCTTGATGAGCTTTCACTTCTTCCCATTGACTCCATAAACAAATCAACAAGCTCAAAATAAGTATCAATCTCAATCAAAAAGGCATCCGATAGTGAGATGCCCATTTGAGATAAATTAAATATGATATTACTAGCCGCTTGATGCTTTCGTTTTACTTTATCTGGGATTTTTGCTTTTCTCTTTTGTCCCTGGAAAGAGTAAGCCAAATACACCAGTTAATTCATTCATAGCTTCAGTGCTTTGGAACACTCCAAACTCAAAAGTATCCATAAACTCTACAAATGTTTTCTCTTTTGCATAAGGCTTATGTAAGATATAAATAATTTGGAACGATGTATTAATAACTCCTGATAAGCTACCAATAGAATCGCTTTTAATATTTTGTATCTTATCTAAATCTTCAAACAAATCAGTACCAAAGGTAGACTTGTAATCGATTAAAGTTTTTAATGAGGCATGAACTGGTAATTCACGACCTCCAATCTTAATAATACTATCCATTATTTAAGCACAGGCAAAGCTGGTGCAACACTTAAGAATGTCGCATAGTTTGCGTCTCCTTTCGAAGCTGTAATATGTGTTGTGTAATTATCTGCATCAATAGCAATAGGTCTAGCTGTAATTGTTAAAGAGATTGAGTTTGCTTCAACTGAATCAGCTTTACTCTTAGTTGCTTCATTAATTGGTGAGGCAGTACATAAATAAAACCAAGTTCTTCTTGCCTTAGCATCACCTTGCAATTCAAAGCCTAATGCAAAAGTAACTACTTCAGCATTTACAATTTCTACAAGATTTCCATTATCAAGTTTCTTATAACCTAAAATATCAGTTTTGAATTCATCAATTAATTCAGTGAGTTTTAAGGTTAGAGTTCTACCTGCATTTTGAATTAATGTAGCTACTACTTGATCATCAGCATAAACCTGTGTTGAGCTACCAATTAAATCACTTGAAAACTCTTGTGCTCCTGGAAGTGCAACTGGTGTAGCAAACGACCAAGTTCCATCAACAGGATTAAATGTAGCCTTAGAATAATGAACATTCTTAAGACCAAAAGTTACAATATTATTTGCCATTTAAAAATCCTCCATTTCAATTTCATAAACTCGATTTATTGATTTATCGCTATTATGCGTTTCACTTAAAACCGAGAAACTTAATCCGTTTTTTAATAATGCCTTCTCTAAAGTTTCCTCAAGAGTAAGGTCTTTTTTCTTTGTGACAAGAGTAATCTGAACGCTTGAAACATAAAAAATAGGAACATCGTCATGATATCCCTTTGGCTTTTTAGTTATTTCTTGATAAACGATATATGGCATTGGAGCATTTTCTTCATTGTCATAAACATTTACTGCATAGAATACTTTGTCTTTTAAAACTTTATCTAGAATGGAATAAATAGTTTCTAATGTCATAGGCTATCCTCCATTTATAATCTTTTTAATATCTTCAAGCATTTCAGGTGTAAATTCACTATAGGCTGGCCTCATAAAAGGCTGTGCTGCAACGTGACGTCCACTTCTATGTTTGAATCCTAGTTCAATTAAATGAACCAATCTACTTTTAGTTTTCGATGAGATATAAATAACTTGATTAACACCTGTTCCTACTTTGGTTTTAACAAATGAATCAGCTAAGTGATTTGTACTATTTCCTTTTGGAGCATTTGTTTTAATATAAGCTAATATTGCATCAGCTGTATGATTAAGCCTTTCTACAATTTCTTCTTGAACATCTTTAGTGTATTCACTCACAAGTTTAAAAATCTTCAAAACACTTTTATCTATTGATAGTGGCATCTAGAATTTCCTCCTTCTTGTAATCACTTAAAGATAAATATAATTCGATGAATTGTCCGTTTTGATAAGATCTATCTACTTTATAGATTTCACCATTCAATAAAACAAACTTCTCACCAGAATACAAAAAGCATTGTAGACTTATTTTGATTTCACTTTTCACATTCAAAGCAACGCTTGTTTGATACTCAGTAGCAGTAATAAACTTCATACATCCTATTACTTCTTTTTTAAAATTTATAGTCGGACACCTTATTCCTAAAGCATCCGACTTGTTAACAATGGCAAGGAGATAGAGAGTTACATTGGCAGAATTAGGAAACATTAGGACTCCTCCGAATTAAGAGCAAGTTGGCGTACCAATAGCTCAAAATTAGAAGGCAATTCCTTAACACTTCCATCACTTTTGAAGCCAAAGAATGTCTTTACATATATCAAGATTAATCCTTTAACAAGAGGATTGTCGCTACATACTGTGGATTTATCAACACCTATCGAAATAAGCAATTGACAACACGATTCAATATGTAGTTTTATCTCGCTATCTGCATATGTCTCCATTGCTGGAATCATTAAAGCCTTCTTGATTTCAATTAAGAAATCGTCATCATTTCTTATGTTCATACACAACGTCCTTTCTTTACATACATTCCGCATCCCTGTTCATTATTCCGTTTTACTTATACTCTTTTCTGTTCATTGTTCCATTTTACTTTTACTCATTTCTTTTCTTTGTACCTTCTTACTTGTACTTTCTTTCAGTATTCCTTTTTACTCGTACTCACTTTCAGTATTCCTTCTTACTTTTACTTGCTTTGATTGTTCCTTCGTACTCCTTTCGGTGAAGCCTTACGGTCAACCCCTATTCGTTTCCTTGTACCTTTTCTCCACGTTCATTTCATTGTACTTTTTTACTAGCTTTTCTTTCATTGTACTCTTTTACTCAATTTCCTTTCATTGTTCCTTCATACTCATACTTTTTTCAGTTCATTGTACCTTTTTACTTATACTCATTTCTGTTCATTGTGCTTTCTTACTTAGTTAAGCTTCAGAAAACTCCATCAACCTTTAAACGCCCATCGGTTTAACCTACTTTGATGAGGTTTGACTTGCCTTAGATACTGAAGCTTTCTTTTTAATTCTTAAGAAGCCATTGTATCCTACAACATTACCACCAGTAAACACTGAGGCTTTATAACAAATAATGCCATCTTTAAATTTATAATCAGTTGATTTACCAATCTCAACTGCTGAGAATACTGGTACTTCATAATTTTGTAAGTAGCCATAAGCCATACAATAAGAACCATCCGCAGTTGCAGGATTAGATAAAGATGAGCAATTACTATTAATCACATAAGGAATGCCATCAATTGTTTTTTGAACATAATCAATAACATGTACCTTTCTTCCATCGCTTGTTCTAAGTTTTGCAAATTTAGCTAAATCAGTTTTATTTAAAATTAATACTGCTCCGCCTTCAACAGCTTCATCACCGCCAAAGCCAAATACAATATCATCCAAAGTTGTATCAGTAATTTCACTAAGTTCTAATGGTGCTTGATCAGCTAAAGCAACAGCATTATCTGAGAAGATACCTGTAAATGTATTAGACTCACCAGTACCTAAAAGAATTTGTTGAGAGATTTTCTTCTTCAAAGATGTATTAATATTTTTAATAACTTCAGCTTGAAAATTAATTGCAGGTAGTTTTTCTAGCTCTTCAGTAATTTCAGTATAAGCTGTAACTTTTACCTTAGAGATAGTTGCATAACCAAATCCTGGTTCAGTCTCAGTTGCAGGTTTACCTTCTTCAGTTAAGCCTGCCATACCATTTGACTTAACAAATGATTTAGTATAAGTTTCTCCACCATTTAAATTAACAACTTTAACCTTATCAATAATCTCACTAGCCTCTAAAAATGGGTATGGAGAAAGTGAAGTGTCAGTATAAGTTGGTAATAAAACCTCATCACTAGATACTTTAATAGTTCTTCCTTCAATAAAATCTTTACCACGCTTTTCTAACATTTCTTGATTTTGTGATTTTGATTCCATCATAATAGGTTTCATCTCAGTCTTTGAAGTAATACTTAATTTTGCCTCAATCATTTTTCTTTCTTCTTGAAGTTTGTCACATTCAGTTTCAAATGTAGTTAATTTTTCTACATCCATTTCATCAGTAGATGACTTGCGTATTTCAGCTAGTCTAGCATCAATTTCTTTTAATCTTGCAAATAAATTCATTTTTTTAATCCTCCTAATAATTTGTTTTAATATGAATTCTTTTTCTAATGATTTCTGCTTTTGCTTTTTGGTCAGCCATATCCATAGCCTTTAACTCAGTATCCACTAAAGCCAAAGAACGACCAATTGCTATTGAAGTTTGATCATAAGCAGGTAAATCGACAACACTCACATCATAAAGCCTATCAATACCAGTGATAGTTCTTTTTGGAATATCGCCACTTCTATCAATCTTCTGTGAGCTAACAGTAAAAGCGAAGCTCATTTTATCTAAAAGTCCTGCCTTAACCATCTTATAAATATCTTTATTTGATTCAGTATCTATAAGCTCGGCACGAACCTTTAAACCAATTTCATCAACCATAAGCTGTAATGAGTTATTACGAGTTCTCGCAATAATCAAAAATGAATCATTATGGTTATATTTCATAGGGACATCTTTCATATTGGTATTTGCTAAAGCGTTTCTATCGATTGACTCAATAAATCCATTTTTCTCATCACCAATAAGTGTCTCTTGGTTAAAAACTAGAGCATATCCTTCAAGGACCATTTTGTTATCTTCTGATTCCTTGAACTCTACATCCGCTAGTCTATTTTCAATTTTTGTTTTATCCATTTTCATTTCCTCCATTTTCATTTGTTTCACCAACTTGGTACATATTTGCTTTTGAAGCATCAACATAATTTAGAGATTGAAGTCTCTTATCTCCACCTTCAATTGGCTCAAGCCCAAGTAAAGCTCTTGATTCATTCAGACTCATTAATCCTAGTCCCATCAGTTTTTCAATTGCTCCTACTTTGGTATTCCAAGAAGCATATTGTAATCTTTCAGAGAAAAAGATAATTTCTTCTCCTCTTTCAAGCTGGTTGTTGGTAAGTAAGCCCAAAGAAAAAGCCTCGCTAAGTTGAATAGCTAAAGGCTCAATTGTTGACTCATAAAATGAGTTATATTCATTTTCATCATAATTATTTGAAAACACTGCTTTACTAACACCATAGTAATCAAGTATCTTATTTTGCACAAAATCTAGTGTAGTTGATTCGACCACTTTTGGATCTGCTGTTAAAGGTACATATTCAGCTTTTGTATCCATAGGAACGATTGAACTATCACCTTCAGTAGCTTTTAAAATAGCTCTTTGAAATTCATCAAGTTGCTTCATTTTATCTGCTTCTTTTAGCATTCCATTTATCTTCAAGATACCTTTAATTTTAAATGATGTTTGAATTGCAGCATTTACTCCTTGAAGCAAGGTATCATTAGTTTTAACTGTCTTAAGTAATGCTTCGTGATCACCACTAGAATTAGATCCACCAAAGAAATCATTTTTATAATAGAACCTTCTTAAATGAATCACATTCTCAGTAGGTATTTCATAATTGCTACCATCTTCAAAGTAAAACTTATAAGTATGGCTTCCATCCTCGTACTCAATTGGCTCAACGATTATCGGATTAATCGGATACAAACCTTTGAGTGTCAGATCACTTTTATCGTAAAGCGGATACACAAATGCATTATCATTAAGCAGCAATAACGAGACCACCTTATACAAAAACTGGTAAGGAGTCATCAACTCGTTTGGTTTCCTCTTAAGACAAAAGGTGATAGGTCCATTCTTCTCAGTTTGAATTCCATTTTCATCAACTTTAATATATCTACCTTTTAACTTTGCACATTGTGAAGCTATCCTATCAATACAAATCATGACCACATCACTTTTGAGGACATTATCACCAAAAGGAATAAGTGGAACTTCGAGTCCATGAACCATCTTAAAACCTGTAACAGGATTATTTGATTTATTTTTTCTTTTGAATATTCCCACGACTATTCCTCCTAACTTTGCATGTTTTCATACTCTTTTATGTATCTATTCAAGACTGCATAAGCTATGATTAATGCAACTGCACCATCTATTCGTTTGAATCTTGAATTAACCTTACTTGGCTGTATGTTTCCATTGATATCAACTTTGGCTTGAGTATTAGCTAAGCACCATTTTAAGACTGGATTATTATCATAAATAACATCCTTATTTTTGATGTCAGCTTCTAGCTGTTTCATTGGTTCAGATAATGTATAAACACCTTGTCTTATCTTCTCTAAAGTAAAGCCAGCTTCTTCCATTTCATCAACCCAATATTGAGAATTCCATGGATCATAACCAACCCATAAAGGTCTAATCTCATAATCTCTAACAAGATGTAAAAACCATTCTGTGACCTTTGAAAAGTCATTCTTACTTCCTTCTGTTAAAGTTATAAATCCCTTCCTAACCCATATATCATAAGGCACGCTATCTTCTTCAATTCGCTTTTGTAAGACTTCACTTGGCATAAAGAAATGAGGAAGGACATACTTCTTACCATTTTCAACTACCACAATAACTGCAACTGTTAAATCAGTCGTCGCAGATAAATCAACACCAGCAACTGCGTATGTATCTCTTATTTCTTCGATATCAAATTTAGTTTCATTGTTAAGCTCATCAAAGGTTAACCAAGTACCTGATTCAAGCTGTTTAATATTGAAATCTTTACATAGCATCGTAAGCCTAGTTGATAAGTCATTTTTAGCTTTATTCATAATATCTTCAAGGTAATGTACTGTCTTTACTTTACCAAGGGATGGATTTGATTTTTGCCATGATGATTTATCAGAATAGATTTCATTTTCACTATCTTGCGTATAAAGCCAAGGAAGCACACGCTCATCAGTAATTTCACCCTTTATCATCTTGCGACAATATTCGAGCTTTTTATCTAAAAAACCACCGACTACATTACCTTCTGTTGTGATAATGAAAATCAGCGGTTCTTCTTTAGTTGATTGCGATTGCTTAATTGCATCATATACTTTTGAATCAGTCATTTGATGCACCTCATCAATACAGCCAACCTCTATGTTATATCCATCCAAGTTACGTGACTGACCAGATAATTTCTTAATCTTATTTTTGTTTCTTGGTGAATAAATATAGAATATATTTTTCTTGCTTCGATTAGCTTTTGAAAGAGCCTTTGACTGCTCTCTCATATTATTTATTTCTTCAAAAAGGATTGAAGCCTGATCATTTGTGTTCGAAGCACACACAATATCAACTCCTCCTTTGGATAAAAAGAATTCAGCAAGGTCAATACCTGCAACAAACGTTGTCTTACCATTCTTTCTAGCAATCAGTAATATTACCTCATTAAACCTTCTTAAGCCTGTATCTTTAAACTTAAATCCATAAGCTGTTTGAAGCATTGCCTTTTCCCATAGTTCAAGAATAAAAGATTGGCCATTAAATGGTGACTTGGTATGTTTACAGAATGTCTCAATGAAATCAATTCTTATTTGTCCAGGTTTTTCATCGTAGGTGTATCTAGGATTATCTAAATCTGCTATTAGCCTATCTAAGACAACTCTTAGTTCATTTCCTATGATGATATTTCCTTTTTGAATTTCTTTGTAATACTCTTTTAAATAATTCATGATTCATCATCTTCTATTACTGGTGGATCAACCTCTTCATAGTTATTGATTGAATCTTCTTTACCTAAAATTAACAAATCCGATAAGTATGCTCCATCAATTTTCGATTTCCATACTTTACCTTTTTCTGCTTTATATCTTTCTAATTCCATAATGACCTCCTATGAAACTGTCCAGTTCTTATTTGTTGCGATTGCTATTTCATCATTACTCATCTTGGCAAGATTAGTTGAACCAATGGTAATTGATAAAGCATCAAGTCCTGTTCTATTTGATAATGACTCAAACATTCTTTTAATTGAATCATGAGTCAATGTTGAAACGTTACTAAAATTACAAGATACATTAAAGCCGCTACCTAAACCGATATCTTCTATCACAGAGCTAGTATGAAATGTACCTTGAACGATATTACTAGTTAAGGTTGCTGGAATTTCCATATATCTAATATTTGAATTTCTAAATACATATCCATTAGCAGCAAACTTCTTTAATCCATCAGGAAGTATTAAGCGGTCAATTGTTACACCATTAAATGCATTAGCGTTTATTAATGTAAGATTAGAACCTCTTTCAAATCCGAAGGTATTTACTCCTCCACCATTAAAAGCATAATGACCATATTCAGATAATGAACGAGGGATCAATATTTCAGAGGCATACACATGACTAAATGCGTAATCCTCAAACTTAGTAATGACCGCTCCTTCAGCAAATTGAATTTTACTAATTTGCATTCCATAAAAAGCATAAGAACCAATTGAAACTACCTTCTTACCAACAAGAAGTTTTGTAATATTGTTATTAGCATTATACAAAAAGTAATTACCTATTGATTCAATGTAATCAGGAATAACAAGCTCTTGAAACTTCATTGAAATTAAATCTTTTTCTAAGGTTTCCATACTTTGAATTTGTGATTGTTGTTCTTCAATCTTCTTCTCATTTTCACTTAAAATGTTAATTTCCATTAGTCCATTACTTATTTCAGCTTCAATGGGAATTGTTGAAAACAAATAATCAAATGTATCTCTTGAATAGGTGACTGCATTTGTAGATGAGATAAATGAAATAAGCCACTTACCAGCTATGGAAGTAACATTAGAAGGAATAACAACTTCATTATTTGAAAGCCTCAATAGGACGGTTGATTTAGGATGATAGAATTTTAAATATTGATATCTTCCTTCAATCAAGTCGCCAATTTCACATTTAATCTTAGTGCAATTTCTATCACCTTTTGTTCCAACATGAAGTGGTAAGATAGCTTTTGAAGTCATCGTACCATCATTATTTATTTTGCAGTAAATTGTGTACATTATCTTTCCTCCACTTTCTTTAAGAACTCATCAAATGAATCATCACCATCATTTTCAGTTCCACCAAGTATGGTATTTAGTGTTTTGATGATATTTGAATAAATAGAAATTGATTGAAGGTATGCTTTGTAGGACAATGTGATTCTTGCATTACCTTTATTCGACAACTGCATGACTCCATTTCTTCTAATTCCATTTTCAAGTGAATCAACTTCTACTTTCAAAAAAGCAGCCTTCTTTAAAAGTTCATCAACAAGACTAACCTTTGCTTCATCAGCATTAGCAAATAAACTCTTTAATCTTTCATACTCTTTAGCTGCTAACTCTTTCTTGTCCATTTGGTATTCCTCCTTTCTTCAAACGTTTGGCCTGTGTTGGCTTTTTATTACTTCTTCGAGCAATTAACCAACAAGAACTAAAAAAGCCAACGTGGGCCTTTTGTGTGACATTTGTTGGCGATTGTTTTTATTTGTCTTCATCCATAATTGGAATTGCATTAATAATTTTATCTTGTTCCTCTTTAGAAATTCCTATGCTTTCAAGGGCTTCTCTTGTTCCACAAGTAGGACATATCGGTGTGATGTTATCCTTTCTTGAAATTGCAGGATGTCCTTTATAAGTCTTCCCACACAAAGGACAAGTTTTAATTATGTTCTCTCTAGTTTCCATTTTTAAATACCTCCACTCCAACGCTATAAATAAATGCATCCATTAAAATTTCAATATCAAAACCAAAGTCGTTATATCCTTTAAGGCAGGTATCAAAATAATAATTGGTTGGACATCCAAGTTTCCTATCTTCATGCATGATGTAGATAATTCCCTCGACGTTGGCCTGTGTGCCACTTTTATCTTTGAGTGGCACATTTACTCGCTTTCGATAATAAAACGCAGGGTAGCCCTCGTAAACGTCGAGTCTTGCCAAATCACGTTTACTTACTTCCCACACTCCTAAAGGAACTTGATGTCCTTTTGCTTTCTCAATAGTAAGGTATGAACCTGTTTTACTTCCTTTAAACATTAATCGGTAGCCATCGAGAACTGCTGTTCCGACTACCACTGCATCAGGGCATCTCTTTTTCATTTGTTCAACATTAAGGTTTGAACCATAAGCTAAGTAATACATTTTTTCCATTGTTTTGACCTCCTAGATTGCAGCTTGAGGAGCAGGTCTTAACCCACTTCTGAAGCTTGCATCTCCTCTTAAATTTTTCGTTAATGTTTCTCTTGCTGTTTTGAATTCCTCGCCAATGAAGCCAAGTCTTAATAACCAAGTTCTCATTGCATATTTAGGGTTTTCATTTTGTTGAGGTTTTGATGAAGCTCCGCTTACCTCTTTTGCCATTTGGCTTAAGGCTAAGCAGAATTGAATGTAGCTTTTTAATTGTCCTGCGTGAAGTCCATTTTGTTTTCCATCTTTTGGACTCTTGAATTCGAAGCATCTAAATTCAATTGTTCCTTTTGTGAATGTTGCATGGAAGTTTAGGATGTGGTAGCGGCTGTTGTTATAATGTTGAGTTCTTCCAAAGTCGCAATTTTGACTTTCGTACCAAACATCTGCAAATTGGCTCATTGTTTGAGGTTTCTTTTTATTGACCGCTTTTAAGAATCTAGGGTCTACTGTTTGGCAGTATCTATCAATTCTATAATTGTCAATTCCTAAGGCTTCAATAATTAAGCTTTCGTGACTTGCCATAATGTTTGTTAGGTTTCTTAAGGTTTTAGGTGTGTGTCCGTTTGCACCTACATGAATGTGAACTCCGCATCCTCTTGAAGCGTCGCTTTTTGCACCAGCTTTTCTTAATGCCCTAACAATCTCTTGTAAGTCCTCAATGTCATCGTAGGTTAATATTGGTGTAACCATTTCGCATTTTTCACTATCAGGGCCTGCAATTGATACGTCCTTTTGGAACTTCCAAACTCTATCTTTTCTATCCTTGCAGGCACAAGCATCGTAACCATAATCTCTTGCTGCGTACCATGGTCTTGTTCCAAAGTATGCTGCAACCACCTTTGCTGCATCCATTCTTGTGATGTTGTTCATTTCAATTTCAACACCGATTGTTTGCTTCTTCATTTCTTCAATTTGCTTTTCAATTTTTTCTTTCATCTTCGTGTCCTCCTTGAAGGTTGTTTCTTCCCTTCGTCGTGTATATATATCACTCTAAACGGACACTATAGCAAGTTAATTGTGTATCTTTTTTTAACTATTTTTTTGATGCTTTTATCACCTAAAAAGGAGCCTTTTATTTAGCTCCTTCAAGTAACTTTTCCATAACTTCTTGGCATTCTTTTTCACCCTTAGCTAAGGTTTCCATATTTGTAAAATCTGTTAATACAATAACCCCAAGTCCATTAACTCCAATCTTGTATTTTTTATCAGTTTTTTGGCTTAACTCGTTATAAAGTTTTGTTGTTTTCTTCTTAAGGTTATTTAAGATTTTGTTTAATTTTTGTAATGACATTTTTGTTCCTCCTTGGAAAGGTTCTTTTTCCCTTTCCTTGTGTATATATATCACTCTAAGAAGAACTTATATCAAGTTAATTATGATACTTTTTTATATCTCTTTTCCGTCTTTTCCAATGAACTGAATTTCTTGAATTGTACCATTGTGAAATAATCCAATTGCATAATCGACAGCTTCTTTTTCTGACATACCAACTGAGCTAACATAATAATCAACAAGGTGGTTCATTCCTCTTAGACCTGTCCTATTCTTTTCACACATCTCAAACAAAGGAATTCTCTCATCAGGTAAAACCTCAAATTCATCAACTTCAGGTATCAAAGCACATCCACCCCAAGTTCCATGAATTTGATTTGCATCATCAATTAAGATTACTTTACCAACTTTACCTGAATACTCAGGTTCACTTTTCATATTTTTTATTTTGATATAACATCCAGCTTTTAATTCGACCATGTTTACATCCTCCTTATTCGTGTTATATTAATCACTCTAAAAACAATAAATATCAACTTGAAAGTAAAATAAAAGAGCAGCTTTTTACACTACTCTTCACATAAACCAAGATATACCTTGATTATTATTCAGTTTTTCAAAATTTCAAGTTTTCAAAATTTCTAGGCCACGCATTTCTGAGGTGGGGCCGAACGGTACTTTACAAATGCTTGAATTTTAGACCTGGGGAGGGATTGATTTATATTCCTCAAAAAAATTATTTAAACATTCATATAGTTTATCGACCGCTTCAAAATATCCAACGGATTTATCTAAATCTAATCCAATGTAAACAATACTTTCACTATATGTTTTAGTATGTTTTTTATTTACTACATCAGTAATTGCTTCTTTTATTTTTTCAAGTAATGAATTAAGTTTTTTATTAGAAATAAACATTGAAGGTGTACAAATTTTTTCTTCATAGCTTTCTATAAAATCTAATGTAAAATGCTTATCTTTTTTTCTCTTATATTCATTATAAAACCACTTTGAAAATTCATGGATTATTTGTATATTACTATTATCAATAATAGTTAAGCTTTGGTCTTGATAAAAATTAATATTATCTGCATGTTCAATATTACTTTTTTTAACATAAGCATTATTCACATTATCAGCATGGTTAATCTCTTGTTTATTAACAAATATATTAATTGTAAAAGTCGCAGATATATCAATAGTTAATGCTATACTCAATATTTTATTCAAAATATCTTTTTCTAAAAAAGAAAAACATATCAATAAAACAGCTAATACAAACCCAATAATCAAAGGTATATAAATTATTTTCTTCTTTTTCATGGTACATTTTCACCAACCTTTATTGATGAAATTATACCATGAAATCTACTTTTTTACTACATTACCATCGGAGTCAAATTTATAATATTTCTTATCAGTAAAGCGTTCGTGTTCCTTGTTGTGGCATTCTTTACAAAGCAATAATAGATTATCTTGATTAATACTTATTTCAGGATTATCTACATTTTCAGGAGTTAAGTGAATGATGTGGTGTACTTCAGTACCAACATCACCACACCTTTCACATCTTCCTGCTGCTGAAGCTATCTTCATAGCTCTAGCAATTTTCCATTTATCACTTTTATAGAATCTTCTAATCTTTTCATATTCGCTTGGCATACTTTTGTTTGAAATAGACTTTTAAGATATAAGCCTTATTTGTCCTTTCCCAAGGAACACGAATATCACTTCTACCTACATGACCATACTCAGCTAAACTTCTAAAAGATACATTAGAATTAATAATTTCAGTTTTCATTGCCTTTGGTAAAAAATTAAAGAATTTAAGAACGGCATCTTTGATTTGCTCATTACTATATTTGCTTGTACCAAAAGTGTCAATATTAACTGCTACTGGTTTATCAACTCCAATAGCATAAGCTACTTGAACTTCACATTTATTAGCAAGTCCAGCTGCTACAATATTTTTGGCAACATACCTAGCATAATAAGCACCAAGTCTATCAACCTTTGTAGCATCTTTTCCACTAAATGCTCCACCACCATGGCGACCAATACCACCATAGGTATCGCAAATAATCTTACGACCAGTTAAGCCTGAATCGGCATAAGCTCCACCTTCTACAAATTCTCCTGTTGGATTTATTAAAATTTTAGTATTAGAATCCATTAAATAATTAGGAATTACTTTTAAAATACATTCCTCAATAATAAATCTTGTATAAACACTTCTTTCAACACCTTTGGCTGTTTGTTGAGATACGACAATAGTATCAACTCTCTTTGGTTTATCATTTTCATCATACTCAACAGATACTTGACATTTACCATCAGCTCCAAATACTTCACGAATTTGCTTAGTCATTGAATCCATACAAATAGCAATTTTTCTTGCAAGTACAATTGGAAGAGGCATTAATTCTTTGCACTCATTTACGGCATAACCATACATGATGCCTTGGTCTCCTGCTCCATCTTTATCTACACCTAAAGCAATATCAGGACTTTGCTTTGACACTTCAACCACAATATCAAAATCCTCTAAATCCTCATAACCTAAATTTTTCAAGACATCATAAACAACTTCTTCATAATTTACATTAGCTTTAGTAGTAACTTCTCCAGCTACTACAACTAAATGATTTTTTATTAATGTTTCAATTGCAACTCTTGAGTTTACATCTTCTTTTAAGCATGCATCTAAAATTCCATCGCTAATTTGATCACATATCTTATCAGGATGTCCTCTAAATACAGCTTCACTAGTTAATATTTTCATTTTATTTTTCTCCTCCATCAGCTAGTTTTTTCAGGTCTCACTCACCTGGAATTAAAATTTCTTCAGTTTCAAAATTATAAAGTTCACTTGCATCATACTTTTTACCATCACGAATGCAAATTACATTTAAACATCCACCCTTAGATTTAACAAAACGTCTAACAATTGCAGATGCATATTTTTCATCAAGTTCCATACTAAAACAAGTTCTATCAGTTTCCTCAGATGCCATAAGTGTTGTACCACTTCCACCAAATAAATCTATTACTAAATCCTTAGGTCTTGATGAATTTTTAATCAAATATGAAATAAGTGGTATTGGCTTTTGTGTTGGATGAAGTTCATTTTTCTTTGGTTTATCAAATGTTAGAACACATTTTTGCTTTCTATCACTATACCAATTGTGGCTTGCTCCTTCCTTCCAGCCATAAAAACATGGCTCGAAATCCCACTGATAGTCTTGTCTACCTAAAGTAAACTGACCATTTTTACTCCAAATTAATTCTTGCCTTGGACTTAATCCATTATCATTTAAAGCATTTTCAAAATTGATATGTTCACGTGTTGCAAAGAACTCATAAAAACAAGCACCAGGTTTTAAGCATTTATTTATATTTGCAAAAGCCTTGGATAAGAAATTATAAAAATCTTCTTTGCTCATATTATCATTTTGAATCTTCATTCCACTTCCACCTTCATAGTCAACATTATAAGGTGCATCAGTTACACAAAGGTCTGCATACTTTCCATCCATTAATTTATCTACATCATCAGTAGTTGTGTCACCACACATTAGTCGATGTCTTCCGAGTAACCAAATATCTCCTTTTTTAACAAATGACTCCTTATCAAGCTCAGTATCGGCATCAAATTCATCATCTTCAGGTAGTTCTTTCATTTGGTCTAATAAATCTTCAAAACCAAAATCAGACATATCTAATTCAATCTCGCCTAATTCAAGTTTTAATTTATCTAAATCCCATGTTGATAATTCATTGGTTTTATTATCTGCAACTCTAAATGCTCTTATTTGATCCTCAGTTAAATCATCGGCTTTAATACAAGGTACTTCAGCAAGTCCTAATTTTATAGCTGCAAGTCTTCTTGTATGTCCACACACAATCATATTATTTTTATCAATTATAATTGGATTTTTAAAACCAAATTCAACTATCGATTTGGCTACTGCATCAATAGCTCCATCATTAATTCTAGGATTATTTTCATATGGCTTAATCTCCGTTATCTTCATTTGAATCACTTGTATTTGGCTCATTTAACCATTCCTCCTTTTGTTGATTTAATCTTTTTTCCATAAGTCTTAATTCATCATATTTATCACTATATTCATTACCAAAGTGCTTAGTTAAAAGATAAATGATAGCTTTATAATTAGGTCCTACCATTTTCTTTACTCTATTTACTTTTCTTTTTTGCTCTCCATTTTTACCACCATCAGTGATATCTTGAGTCTCAGTAATTTCTTCATAACCTAAAGCTAATTTAAGCATTGAATTCATCAATTCCTTTTTTAGTTCTAACTTTGGAAGTGAAAATGCTTCATTAAAATCTGGATATTGTTTTCTTAAAGAAATAATTGTCTTAGGAGTAACTTTTAAAGCTTCAGCAATTTCATTTTTTGTAGCTAGATGCTTTATACTTTCTTTTACGAATTTAATAACATCATCAAGTTCTCCTCTTTCTTTCCACATTTCGTAAGTATCTAATTTTTTCATATCATCACCTCACACTTCTTGTATATTTTTAAATATTGCTTCTAAGCAATTAACAATAATTGAATTACCTGCCATTTTATAAAGCTGTGTTTCAGATACATCGGCTTTAAATGCTTTATCAATATCTTCATCAGTCCATCCCATAAGTCGCCAACATTCTCTTGGTGTAAGTCTCCTTATAGAAATAAGCTCAGTTGGATCATCAACTACAACTGCAATATCTTTATTAGATGTTTTTAAGGTCGGTATACTTTCTCTTTGTACCACTCCACGTTTTGAATCAGCTCGATTAGTATAAATACCATCACCAACATGGGCTATGGCATAACCTTGCTTTGTATTTTGTGGAACTATAACAACATTATCTTTTTGAACTGTAGTTAAGGTATTTGTATTCCCATCCTTTTTAAGTTCTAGCTGTTGCTTATAGTTTCCATCTTCATCAGTTCTTCCTCTTATTGCAGCAGGTATTGGCTCAATAATAAATGTATCTGTAGCTCTTGAACCAGGAGCGGTTGTAATGGTCCAAGCATATTCATCATTTTTACCTCTTGGTCTAAATCTTAAACCTCTTATTAAGCCATTACGATTTTTCATAGATGAAAAGCAAGTTATAAGTTTTCCACTTAAGAAATACTTATCAGCTACATTTGACTCAAGTAAATCACCTAGCTTTGTAGTAAGTGGTATATCACTTGGAAATACATAATCTTCACTACAATTACGAATTGAGAGTAAAAAAATACGTTCCCTATTTTGAGGAACGTTATAGTTTTTTCCATTCAATACTTTATAGAAGTTTTTGTAACCTAATGATTCAAGGTAGCAACACCACTCATCAAAGTATGGTTTAAATTTTTTTGATATAAGATTTTTAACATTTTCAAGCAGTAAATATTTAGGCAATTCATCATTTACCTTAGATATTTCAAGTAATCTTTGAACTTCCCATAGTAAACTACTATGTGTGCCACTACCTTTTTCTAATCCTTTCATTCTTCCACTTAAGGAAATGTCAGTACATGGAAAGGAATATGTCCACATATCAGCTTTAGGTAATTTTTCAATTTTTGAGATATCTCCTAGATTAGGTGTATTGCCATAAAGTGCTTCATATACTTTTAAAGCATATTTATCAATTTCACTAATTGCTACAACTTCATGTTCAATGCCAGCTCTTTCTAGTCCTTTTCTTTGTGCTCCTATACCTGCAAAAAGTTCAATAACTTTTAACATGGATATAATTCCTCCAATCTTTCAAAGGCATAATAAAAGCCCATGAACTACAACGCTCATGAGCTAATAATTGCTTTATCTATTTTTCTACACTAACATTTTACCACATGTCTAACTTTTTGTAACTGTCAAGCTACTGTCAATTTTTCAAGCTCATTTAATCTTACTAATGCTCTTCTATGAAGTCTATACATAGTGCTTTCAGAAGTACATAATTCATTTTGAATATAAGCCCAATCATAACACTTAATATATCTTAATGTTATTATTTCAATTTCATCAGTTATCTCAAAGCCTAATAAATACTCATTCAACTTTGTGATACTACTTTGGTACTGTTCTTTTAAAGTTTTAAGTTTGGCTTCACATTCTATTTTTCTATAAATCCATTTAACAAAAGGTGCTTCAAAATTTCTTGTATGATCAACTACTTCATTATCAAATAATTGACCACTAACAGATAATGACATTCTATCACAATATTCAATCATCTCTTTGCAATTAGATATTCGCTCCCTTAAATTTAAAAGTTCTTTTATAATTTTAGGCTTTTCCATCTTTAGCACCTCCTATTCTTGCTTTTACTGCTTTAATAAGTGATGCTTGTGTTTCATCCTTATCTTTTAAAGCTCTTAAAATATCTTCATCAATTGTTCCATCAGTAATAATGTGCTGTACAACTACTGTATCTGATATTTGACCTTGTCTATAAATTCTTCCTATAACTTGCTCATAAAGTTCTAAACTCCAAGTAAGTGAGAAAAATACAATTGTTGAACCACCTTGTTGCAAATTAATTCCATGACCTGCTGAGGCTGGATGAATTAAACCAACTTGAATTTTACCTTTATTCCATTCATCAATACTTTCAGATGTATCTATTTTTGAATATGAAACACCTATGTCATTTAATCTTTTAATTATTCTTTCTAAGTCATGTTTAAACCAATAGACTAGTAAAAAATTCTTACCATTCATTTGTTCAACAATATCTTCTAAAGCATCAAGTTTTCTATCATGAATATTTTGAATTATCTTTTTATCGGTATAAATAGCTCCATTAGCCATTTGGCATAACTTATTAGATAGGACTGCAGCATTGATAGCTGTAATATCATCCTCATCAAGATTTACAACTAAATCATGTTTAAGAAGTTCATATTGTGCTTTTTCAACATCATTCATATAAACTTTATACTCACTCGAAATAAGCTCAGGCATTTTTAAATGGTCTTTAGCTTTCATTGAAATTGTTATATCAGATATCTTTTCATATATTGCTTCTTCAGCAAAAGTTAATAGCTTATAGGAATAAATTATTACACCATTTCTTTTATCAGGCATAAAATATCTATTTCTATACTCCGTAATGAATCTACCTAATCTTTTACCTCCATCAAGGATTCTGTATTGACTCCACAAATCCATTAATCCATTTGATGTTGGAGTTGCAGTAAGTCCTACGATTCTATCAATTTTAGAACGAACTTGAAGTAAGGCTTTGCATCTTTTAGATTTACCATTTTTAAATGATGACATTTCATCAATAACAACCATTTGATAATTAAAAGGCA